CCCACTAGGTTATGGTTCAACACCAGTTTACACTGCAAGTGCAACAGCACCAAGTATTGATCCAGCAGACGGAACATACTGGTACTACAGTGCAACTGACCAAGCTGATATCATGATTCAAAGTGGTGGCACATGGAAAGGTTATCAGAATGTAAGCAGCGATATTCGTGGTTACGATCTAACAACAACTTCTCCAAATGGTCCAATTGTTGCTGCAAGTGCTCCTACAAAGCAAAGCGATGACAGTGCATTGGTATATGGTGATCTTTGGTTAAGCACAGCAGATCTGGACAACTATCCTATCCTTTACAGATGGCAGAGTGTTGACTCAGTTGATCAATGGGTGTTAATTGATAATTCAGATCAAACAACACAGAATGGTATACTGTTTGCTGATGTACGTTGGGCTGGTAACGGAACAACTGATCCGATCACAGACGACGTTCCAACTATTGTTAGTTTGTTAACTAGTGACTATGTTGATTTAGATAAACCAGATCCTACACTATATCCAGAAGGCACATTGGTTTGGAACACAAGACGTTCAGGATTCAATGTAAAGAGCTTCCAGGTTAATTACTTTAACAGTGCAGACTTCCCAGCAAGTACATATGGCCCACTGCCAACAGTAACTGATGCATGGGTAACAGCAAGTGGTAACCAATCAAATGGTGCTATGTATGCAGGACGTAAAGCAGTAAGAGCAATTGTTGTTGCTGCAATGAAAGCCAGTATTGATGGCTCACAAGAGCTTCGTGAAGAGCAGCGTCAGTACAACTTGATTGCAACTCCTAACTATCCAGAACTTGCAAACAACATGGTAGCACTGAACAACGAGCGCAACAACACAGCGTTTGTAATTGGCGACACACCAATGCGTCTAGCAGACAATGGCACAGACATTGTTAACTGGGCAACCAATGCAGACGGAGATGGCTTAACAACAGCAGATCCATACTTTGGTGTATTCTATCCAAGTTGTCAAACAACTGACCTAAGCGGTGCTACAGTGGTTGCTCCACCATCACACATGATGTTGAGAACAGTTGTACGTTCAGACGATGTTGCTTATCCATGGTTGGCACCAGCAGGTACACGCCGTGGTACAGTAGACAACGCCAGTCAGCTAGGTTATGTTAACGCACAGACAGGTGAGTTTGTACAAACAGCAATTCGCCAAGGTCTACGTGATACACTGTATGAGAACAGCATCAATCCAATTACATTCATTCCAGGTAGCGGCATTCTCAACTATGGTAACAAGACAACATACACACAGAGCTCACTTGATAGAATCAACGTTGCAAGACTTGTTGCATTCATCCGCGGTAGACTTGAAGTTATTGGCAAGAACTTTGTGTTTGAACCAAACGATCAAACCACACGTGATGAAATCAAGAATGCAGTTGAGAGCTTGATGATTGATCTTGTAGCCAAGCGTGGACTATATGACTACTTGGTGGTTTGTGATGAGTCAAACAACACACCGTCTAGAATTGACAGAAACGAACTATATGTTGATGTTGCTATTGAGCCAGTTAAAGCTGTTGAATTCATCTATATTCCAGTTAGAATCAAGAACACAGGCGAAATTGCTGCTGGTAACGTAGCAAGCTCAGCCGCAGTTTAAACTACTTTAAATACAGAAAAATGAGGTTTTGGCCTCATTTTTTTGTGGCTGATTTTAGATAAATAACTATTGTAATAGGAGAATTATAACATGGCCGTATCATCGCTAACAAGAATGACAGTGCCTTTGGCCAGTGACCAGAGTAGTCCAACCCAAGGTCTGTTAATGCCAAAACTAAAATACCGCTACCGTGTGGTATTTGAAAATCTTGGTGTAACAACACCTAGAACAGAACTTACAAAACAGGTAATGACGTTTAATCGTCCAACGATTAACTTTGAAGAAATTGAAATTCCAATTTATAATAGTCGTATCTACCTAGCAGGTCGCCAGACTTGGGATACTACAACAGCAACCTTCCGTGACGATGCGGGCGGCCATGTTGCTAGACTTATTGGTGAGCAACTACAGAAACAAATGGATACCATGGAACAGGCTTCAGCTAGTTCTGGTATTGATTACAAGTTTACCACACGTTGTGAAGTACTTGATGGTGGCAATGGCACTAGCGCACCAGTTGTACTTGAGACATGGGAACTGTATGGTTGCTTCTTGGTAACTGCTAACTATGGTGATTTAGATTATGGTTCAAACGATCCAGCAACTATCGAAATCACAATGAGATTTGACAACGCTGTTCAAACACCACTTGGCACAGGCATTGGCTCTACTGTAGGAAGAACACTAGGCGACGTTGTAACTGGCTAATAAGGAGTAACTTATGGCCTTCGGTGAAGACTTTCTCAAAGGATTCTTTGGCAGCGATTTCCTAAAAGACTATACGCATGCTAGCAAGACGTTCCGTAGCGATAACGGTGCGCTTGCTCCGCGTAGGAAATTTCTCTTTCATGTTGTATTCAACTTGAATGTGCAACAAATTCCACAGTTGCGTAACGTATTTCAAACACAAGACTTGGACAACCTAAGTTTGTTAGTAAAAGAAGTTAAACTTCCTAGCTACAAGTTTAGTGTTGAAACCATGAATCAGTACAATAGAAAACGCAAAGTTCAAACACAAATTGAATATGATCCTATTACTTGTATCATGCATGATGATTCCAGTGACCTAGCACGAGCGATGTGGTACAACTACTATGCATATTACTACAAAGATGCAAGCCAAAAGTACTGGGACGCTGCGGTAACCAACGGCAGTATGGGACAAAATGCACAAGGTGTTGATCCTGGCGCTGCATATCCATACAACTTCAGAGACATCTATACTCAAGACAGAGAAATTAATGACTGGGGCTACATTGGCGAAAGCTACACAGATGGAGCCAGAAATGGCAAACCTGCGTTTTTCCGTGACATCACAATCTTTGGCTTTGACGATCACAAATGGGCAGCATACACACTGATTAACCCGATTATCAGCTCATTTGAACATGATACCTACAACTACACCGAAGGTGCTGGCATCATGCAAAATACTTTTACCTTTGATTATGAAACAGTTAAGTATTATAATGGTGCGCTAACAGGCAGCAAACCAGATGGAGGCATACCTAGCTTTGCCAATCCTGGCAGCTATGATACGGTGCAGTCACCGTTGTCAAGACCGGGAAGTGCAGGCACTATATTTGGCAATGGCGGACTCATTGACGCTGCCGCAGGGATTGTCACTGATCTAAGTGCTGGTAACCTAGCTGGTGTTGTTGGCGCAATACAAAAAGGCGGTACAGCATATCAAACATTTAAGGGTAGAGATTTGCAATCAATATTAAGAACAGAATCAAGAGACGCACTGCGCAACACCATCAAACAAGATTTGCCAGGCGCGGCAAGAGGCGCACTATTTCCAAACCAGCCGGTTCAGCAGTCAGTTGGTGTAGCTGCACCAGCAACACTAAAATCAGCAACCGCTACTACTACTGGCGGCCCACTAACAGTACCAAGTCAGACCAAGGTTCAATAATATGGCAACTGTAAACTATGTAAATCCCAACACTGATCCAACTGTTCGAGTGTTTGATGAATTTTACAAGCGTGAACTTGTAATTGATGCTAACATCTATGACAATGTGCTAAGTTTCTTTAGTAGTATTTTTGCTGACCAGTTAGCAGCTAAGAACTTTACACTATCAGTGTTTTCCATTAGTGAAGATTCAGGAATACCGGTTGAAACACTGTTAAATGAACTGAGCAATCAAAACCAAGTGCAGATAACTGCAACACTTGCGTACTATCTAAACAATCTACGAAGTAACAGTACACTACTTGGAATAAAAACCACAGCAACCCCAAACCAATTCGCAGCCCGCAACGTCTATATATAGGTGACCCATGGCTAATAACTATCAGCAAGGGTATTACACAGTTTTAAATCAAACAAAGTATGCAGGCAAAGGTGCACCTAAGTATCGCAGTGGATGGGAATTGGCTTTTATGCGTTTTTGCGATAGCAATGACAACATTGTAAGTTGGGCCAGTGAAAGTCTTGTTATTCCATACAGACATCCACTAACAGGCAAACCTACACGTTATATTCCAGACTTTCTTATACAGTATAAAAATAGACACAATCAAGTTATCACTGAGCTAATCGAAATAAAACCTAAAAAACAAAGTATACTGGAAAGCAAAGCCTCAAACAGAGACAAAGCGATTGTTGCAATCAACTACGCCAAGTGGGATGCTGCCAGCAAGTGGTGTGCTAGGAATGGATTGAAGTTTCGTGTTATAACTGAAGACGATATCTTCCGTCAAGGCGGCAAACGCCGGTAAATACCCGTATGACACGGAAACTCGAAGAACTATTTGACCTACCAACAGATTCAGTTGACGACGGTTTGGCCAACGAAGTAAAGCCAGACAACGTTCCTGAACCTACGCCTGAAAACATGCCTGCTATGCAAAATGCACTTAGCGAGCTTGACAAAGTTCAAGCAGCACTGCCACAGGTTCGCGGACTTGAAGCAAGCGATCAAGAAATGGATGAGCTTGCAAGCAAAGCATCAAAGAGCTTTGACGACCTAATGGACTTGGGCATGAATGTCGACAGTCGTTGGGCCAGTGATATCTTTGGTGTTGCAAGTACTATGCTTGGGCATGCTATCACTGCTAAGACTGCCAAACTAAACAAAAAACTCAAAATGGTTGATCTACAATTAAAAAAAGCCACACTAGATGCACGGCAAGCAGCCAACAGTGATAATGATATTGCTACAGGAACTGGTGTTGTGCTTGATAGAAACGCACTGCTGGATCGTCTATTAAACAAAGACAAAGATGAAAAGTAAACAGATTTTGCTAAATACTGCATAGGGGAATAAAAGATGAAATCATTCGCACAATACTTGACTGAGACACGCCAAACATTTGATTATCGAATCAAAATCTGTGGTGATGTTGATGCAAAATTCGTTAACGAGCTAGAAGAAAAACTTCAACAGTTCGATGTCATCACAATGACAGAGCCAAAGAAAACACCGATCCAGAAAGTACTTCCGGATTTTCCTGGTGTAGAAAACGAAAGTATGTCAATCATTGATGTTACTTTTAACTATCCAGCAACACCGCCGCAAATGATACAAATTGCGCGATTGCTAGGATTGGATCCAAACAGAATGCTTATTCAGCAAACTGCATATGCCGACAGCATTGATCAAGAACGTGCAGAATATGAAGCACAAGCCAATCCAGTTCTTGGAGCTGACTATGAGCCAGACACTGCTGAATCCAAAGAAGCCAATGAATACTATGCCGCTGACCCCTATAAGCGTCAAGTAATCAACAACGAATATAGCAGTGATTTCACTATTGCAGGCGGCAAAACTGCCCCAGCAGAATACAACACAGACAAGCCAGCAGGCAAAGACAGCCCAATTATGGGTACCAACAAGATTCCAAAGGTTACCAGTTCCGCTGGTGATTCAGCGCCAGAGAATCGCAAAAACGGCCCTCCAGGCAAGAACAGTTAAAGGAACGGAAACATGGACAACATTTATAAAGTATTAGACAGATTAAATCAAGTTATGGAAGACAGTGCGGCTGTTGATGCTAGCAAGATGAATAAGAAAGCAGGCTATAAACCATTTGGCAAAGATGACAAAGATGACGAAGATGGTCTACCAAAGAATGCTAAAAAAGATCCTGTCGAAGAGTCAGATGATGGCATTTTTGCTGACACAGCATTAAGCATGGACAAACTTGCTAAACTCAAAGAAGTTGAAGAAACAGCAAGCACAATTAGAACACAGCTTAAAGACGCTATGATGAGCCGCCTTGCAGAACTAGCTGGTGTTCCACTAGCTGAAATTGAAGAAGCAATTAGCGAAACTCCAGAAGATGCCGCAGCAAGAATCAAAGAAGGTCATTGTGAAGCATGCGGATGTGAAATGGCACATCCTGATCCAACATGTGAGTGTGGAGCAAGCGGCGGCAAAACCATGGTTACCATGGATGAAGATGAAGTCGAAGAAGGCAATGAATTTTCGGGCGCATTAGCACAAGCTAAAAAAGACGGCAAAGAAGAATTTGAAGTCGACGGTAAAACTTATAAAGTTTCAGAAGCTGCAAAACCAGACTTTGCCGACATTGATGGCGATGGTGACAAAGATGAAGACATGAAAAAAGCTGCCAAAGACAAAGAAAAAATGGACGAAGAGTTTGAAGACGAAAAAGTCTGTGATAAGTGCGATGAAAAAATGGACGATTGCAAGTGTGAAAAAGTTGAAGAAACCACAACAGCTGGTGCAGTAGCAGTAGATGCAAGCGGCAACGGCAAGGCACTATACAAAAATGCAAGTGTTTATGAATCAAACGAAATTGTTCGTGCAGCAGGCAAGCTAATGGAAGGCATGAACATCAACATTAGCATGAATGATCAAAGCGGTCCAAGTCTAACAGTTAATGCAACCGACGAAGATGCAATGAAACTAGGCGCACTGCTCAAACTAGCAGGACTTGGCAATCTTGGCATGCAGCACGATCATGTGCATGAAGAGCAAGAGTTTGCCAACGGTGCAGATGACACAGCAACAGCAGATACAGACACACTGGTTAACGGTATTGCTGGCGGCCTAAACGGTCCTAAACAGCAGGTCAATCCAAACAACCCTGGCGATAACCCACTTGCTATGCAGAACATCAAGAATAACACAGTTAACCTTGGTGAGTCAGAGCTAGAAGAAACAAGTGCGAGCCATTTGATGGAACTTTACAAGGAATTCAAAGCAAAATGAGTCTAAAAAAATACATCACTGAGAGTGAAAGAGCGCAAGCCTTTATGGTCGAGGGCGATGTGTTTACAGTTGGAGTCAATGAAGAACTTGCAGTAGAGTTTGACGTTGTTAGTCACACAGACAACAGTGTTGTTGTAGAGGCTGACGACTTTGGCTTGAAAGTACTAGAACACTGTGGTTGTCAAATGATTGCCGAAGCAGAACTTAATGAAGATGACGAACAGGCCCTTATGCGTCAGTTAATGCGCAAAGACGGCATTGATCCTGATAAAGTAAGTGACGGTGGTATCTTTGACAAGTATCGTGCAATGGCCCGCAAGCAGTTAGGTTTAGACGAAGACAGAGGTGCACCAAGCAGTGAATGTTGCGATGCTCCACTAATGAACTATGAAAATGGTTTAGGTATTTGTAGCGATTGCAAAGAACACGCTGGCGCAGCACCAGAAGAACTAGACGAAGGCAAAAAGCCTTGGTTCAAAGACGGCGTGCCAATGTGCAGCAAAGAGTGTTGCGGTGCACCAGTAATGGAATGTACTTGCCCACCGAGTTGCGAGCATTGCAACTGTCACGAACTTAAAAAGATGATGGAAGCAGACAGCCGTGTGCATGATGCTGATATGGACAAGGCAGCGGATTACAAGCGTAAAGCAGCTTTCCACAAGCGTATGGGCAACGATGATGCTGCCAATTACTATCAGAAAAAAGTCAATGATATCTTTGGCAAAGGCTTAAACATCAATCGTGCGCTAGACGAAGATGCAGATGATGTTGCAGATGCTATTAAGCGCAGAATCATGAACATGGATGACTTCAGCGAAATGGTAAGAAAATACGGCGTTGACGTTATTGTTACTGCTATCGAAGACGAAGCAGAGTTCCACGGTGATTCAGACGAACTAGGTAGCAGTGATATCAGCGCAATGGTTAACAGTGTTATGCGTTCATTGGAGCGCAGCAAAACCAACGAAGCCGAATATCAAGGACGTGAAGTCAAACTTGGCAAACCAACACGTGGTGATGTTAAAAAGTACAAGGTATATGTTAAAGATCCAAAAACAGGCAATGTAAAGAAGGTTAACTTTGGCGATCCAAATATGGAAATTCGCAGAGATAATCCAGCTGCCCGCAAGAACTTCCGTGCTAGACACAACTGTTCAGATAAAAAAGACAGAACAAAAGCTGGTTATTGGAGCTGCCGTATGTGGAGTTCTAAACCAGTAAGCAAGATTGTATAAGGAAAAAAATAAATGGCAGTAACAGTATATTCAGGAGCAATATCAAACACAGTGTGGACCACAGACAAGGCCCGCATTAGCACAGGCACAAACAGCGTTACAGCGCAGGTTAACTTATCAGCACAACCAACTGCCAATGCAAGTGTTACATTGTATAGTGGTCCAGTTATAATCCCAGCAAATACTATTCACGACATTTATGTCGGCGAAGGTAACCAACTTACCATTGTAGGCGGAAACGGCACTGCAACTGAAATGGGTACCGCATCAAGCGGCAATTCTGGAGTTTACCAAAACTAATGAGAGCCAGCGAATTCTTACATGAAGAAAAAGGTCTGCGTTTAAAGTACAGAAAGGGCAAAGCACCTCATGTACATCAAGCAGCAAGCCCTGGTCATGTAAGAAGCAAAGGCTACTATGACATGTATCGTGCTACCATGGCAATGGCAGGCATGGATGCAGATGGAAACAACGAAAACATGCCTGATCCAGAAAGTTGGATTGGCGGTGATGGACTTGTTAACGCATTCACTGACGAAGAGCGCGAAATGGCAAAGAAAGCGTTTGGTGCACTTGGGATGGTCAGCAAAGAAGACGGATCTCATACAGGCAGCCACGAACCTGACGCAGTGAACACACAATCTCCAATACAGGGGTTTAAAGGTTATCCAAGATAATGGCTATCGTTGGGCCAACCTCATATCAACATCAGTTTCCAAACTATCAATTAAATGATGTTCACCAAGCAATGGATTACAATGCTGCTGGTCAACCCATTCTGAGAACAGCAGGAGATACGTTTAGCTGGTCAATTAATATAAGTGCAGGCAATGTTGACGGTGTAAGCTACATTGAAAAGTTTGGCATGAACACAGATGTTGATGCTAACAAAGAAACTATTTGGGACGGCGGCGATATTTACACTTATATTGCCACAGCGGAAACAGTAACAGTTACAAGTTCAAGTGGAAGCGATAGTGCTGCCGGTACAGGTGCTAGAACAGTTGAAGTACAAGGTCTAAATAGTTCTTATGAAGTTGTAACAGAAACTCTTACAGTTGGCGGCGCAGGCGGCACAGTTGAGTTTTTAAGAGTGTTTCGTGCTGTTGTAATTACTGCCGGCTCCGATGGAGTAAATGCTGGAACTATCAGTGTTACCAGTGATAGCACTAGTACAGTGTTAGCACAAATAGGAGTTGATGGCACAGGTTCAAATGCTGCCGGACGTGGGCAAACATTTATGGCATTGTACACTATACCTGCAGGTAAAACCGGATACCTAACACAATGGACAGTGGGATCGGGCAAACAAAATACAGATGCAGTTGCATTTATTTTAGCACGTGACGCAACTATCACCGATGCTGCATTTAATTCCAAAGATATTATCACTGTCAGTGCTACAACATATAGTAAAAATTATACTATTCCGTTGCAGTTTACAGAAAAAACTGACATCGAAGTTCGTGCATATTCAGGAACCAATAACAGTTTGGTTAGCAGCACGTTTAACCTCATCTTATACGATAACCTAAGTTAAGTATAAATACATTGAGGAACAAAAATGGCATCAGCACTTACATTTA